TTCCTGCATACTGTTGTAATGCTTGTGATGGAGCTAATTGTTGTTGTCTTTGTATAGCTTCTAATTGTTGTCCTGTTTGTAATAAAGTTGGTAGTTGAGTTGCTAGTCCTAATTGTCTGCCTCTTTCAATTCCATATTCTTGAAATGCTAAAGGTAATGCAGCTTGTGCAACTTGACCTAATGCAGTTTGTTGAGCAAGAGGCGATGTTGGTGTTCTACCTGCACCACTAAATTGTGATTGAACTCCTGTAGTAATATCTTGTGCTGTTTTTTGTATTAAGGGAGAAAGAAAAGGATTTAAGTATTGTCCACCAAGAGTTGCAGCTAATTGTTGATTAGCAGCATTAGCCATAGCTTCTTGTTGTGCAAGACCTGTTAAGGTTTGTTGTGTTGGAGGAACATAACCTGCTGCACCTACACCTTGTCCATATAAATTTGTAGCTTCAGAAAGTATTTGTCCTAATGCAGGTTCTGCTGCTGAATAAGGTTGTACTGATTGTGCAGTTGTTTGTCCACCACCTGATGATCCTCCTCCAAAACTCATATATTCTCCTCTTGTTTAATTTTTTCTTATTGTTCTAACTTTACCTTTTTTAAAAGTCATATTACCTTTTTCATCAAGTCTTAACTTCATAGGTAATATATCTAAATCTCTTAATTTAATAGAATAATTATCTTCTTCTCTATTTTCAGCTCTTTGAAATTGACCATAATTTGATCCACTATCTCCAGTTTTTCTTTTTGAATTTCTTAAAAGACTTTCAAATTTTTTTAAAGTTTCATTATTCATTGTCTTTTTCCTCTTGTTTAATTTGTTTTTCTAAAACAACATGGGTTCTTTTGTACCCATAATTATTATAAACTTTTTGCCAACCTGGTCTAGCAATCAATTCCATCATTTGACAACCTTCTGCTTTTGCAAAGTCCTCAATATCATTTATCAGGTGTTGCCACTTGTGTCTTTGTCTGCCAGTTGCAATATAAATATGACAAACTTTACCAAGTTTTCTTTTTATCAACTCTGTTACCACTACACCAAAATATTTATCTACTGTTTTCTTTTGGTTTTTATCCCAGATAATCCATACTTGAAACTTATTTTGTTTAGCAGTTTCAAAAACAAAATCTGAATCGGTAAGTTGACTTGAATATGCAAGAGCTTGTCTAATATCTTTATCTATTAAACCCCAAGTTTTATCAAGTTCTTGAGTTGGTATTTGTACTAAATTCATAAATACATTAAAAAATGCTTAATAACAATATATAATTAAGCACTCTTTTCGTCAAATATTTCTAAAATTGAACAACTACCACTTATAGCATTAGCAGATGCTGATTCTAATCTAAAAATATCTCCTGATTCTAATACTAAAATTCCATCTGATAAGTCTTGTGAATTACCAGCACTTAAAGTGTGTTGATCTACTTGATAGCTTGTTGTTGCAGAACTATCATATAAATAACCTTTAACCACAACATTACCTGCTCCATAATTTGCTACATGAACATTTTTCATTAAAGCTGTTCTATTTGTAGGACAGGTATAAATATCTGTTATAGCAGTAGTAGTTAAATTAAATTGTGCGTTTTTATATATATTAGCCATTAGGTGTATTAGGGAATACTACTGAATTAACATCTTCTATTGTAGATAATCCTTCAGTTATGTTTCTTAATTCAGTTCTATAATTCATCCAAGAAGTTCTTTGAACATTAGTTAATGTATTATCAGACAATACTGTCCAATCAGATTCTTGTAATAATTTATTTCTTTTTTGTCTTAAATCTGCCATAGCTCTATCAAAAGCACCAGCACTCCAAGCTGCTTCTTCAGCATCTCTAGCTGCTTCTTCTTCTGCTGTGAAAGGAACTATGTTCCCATTTATATTGTGATGTCTTACCATAATTATTTATACTCCTTTGTTAAAATTTATGCAATACCATAAAGGCAAATATCTCCAGCATCTATATTTCCGCTAGTCATTTGAAACTTGATAGCATTTACAGGAGAGGTTGTGTTCCCATACCCAGCATTAAGATTATTAATTGAATAATCTATAACTTGTGCAGTATTTGTATTTGATATAAAATGTTTTACATATGTATCTGAACTAGGATTAAAAATTTGTAATGTTCCAGAACAAGATTGGTCGTTATCTGAACCAAGATCATCAGATAAATATTGAAATCCTGTAGATTGTGCTAAATCATAAGTATCACCATAAAGTAATCTATTATCAGCATCATTTTCTCTATGATAAGCATAAATGGCTGTTGATGTTTTTGCAACATTATAATTAGAACCACCATCTGTACTCATATTAAATTGAAAATATACAGAATCATTAGATGGATGTATGTTGTTAAAAGTAAATAAATATTCCTTATAAGTATTATCCAAGACAACTGAACTTGATCCATCAACAAAAGATAAATTTGCAGAACTAGAAGCAGTTAGCTTTTTAATAAATACCATACTGCCTAATACATTAATACTACCAAAAGCAGTTGCGTTCTTTACACCTTGATTATTTAGTTTAATAATTGACATTAGCTATCCTTTATTCCATAGAGTTTGATTGTGCCAGAATCTGTATTTCCACTACTAAATTTAAACTGAACTGCATTAATTGGTGAGGTAGTATTTCCGTATCCAGCTAAAAAATCAAGAATAGAATAATCTCCAAAATAATATCTATTATTTTTTGCTATAAAATGTTTTACAAACACAGAACTGCTAGGATTAAAAAGAAAAAGTTCTCCACTACAACTTTCATCATTACTATTTCCAACTCCATCAGTAAGCATTTGAAATGCCGTACTTTGTGCTAAATCATTATTTGCTGCATAAGTAAGAAACCCATCAGTTCCTGATTCATTATGTCCAGCTGCAAAAAAAGTAGTTGTTTTAGTTACATTATAATTAGAGCCACTATCTGTTGATAAATTAAAAGAAAAATCAACATCATCTGTTGCTGGGTGGCAGTTTATAAAAACAAATTTATAAATAGGATATGTGCTATCCAAGACTACTCCATCAGAGCCATTTACGAATGACAATGTTGCTGAACTACTAGCAGTTAAAGTTTTAATAGGTACTAAAGCACCACTTGGTATTGAAGCCGCAGAGGTTACAGCACTTATACTATTGTTGTTGTATTTAACTAATGCCATATAATTTTATAACTCCACTATCTATGTTGCCACTAGAAAAACTAAATTGAACTCCATCTATTGCTGTTGTAACATTACAATATCCAGCACAAAACTCTTGATTAGATAAATCAGAAGCATTGTATGCATTACAAACACTTATAAAATGTTTAACAAAAACAGAACTGCTAGGATTAAATAAAGTCATGCTGCCAGAAACACTTTCATCATCTCCATTACCTATACTTGCTGGTGCTAATTGTGCTACCCCAGTTCCTTGTGCTACATCATTTCCAGTTCTATAAGCAAAACCAGTACCAGTATCATTTTCATAATGTGCAGCAAAAAAGTTAGTAGTGGTTTTTGTTGCATCATAATCTGTACCACCATCTCTAAAATTTACTTGAAAAGTTACATCATTAGTAGCTGGGTGTATATCATAAAACTTAAACACATACTCATCATAAGTAGAATCAATACCAGATGTAAAAGATATATTAGCTGAACCAGATGCAGTTTGTGTAGAGATAAGGTTCATTGTACCACCACTTAAACCGCTTGGTTTAGTTGTGATTGCTGATAAGGAATTATTATTTGCGAAGTTAAGAGCCATGTTATGCTCCTATCAATGCTTTTACTTCTTCTTCAGTTAGACCTAAATCTAAAAGTTTTTGTTTGCCAGATGCTTTTTTATTAGCTTCTGCTGTTTCTTGATCTATTTTAGTTTGTCTGTCTATTATTGCTTGTGCTTCTTCTGTTTCTCTTACAGAAATTTCTTCTTCTGTCATATCGGTTAAAATTCCATTTACATATTTTTTCATATTATCTCCTATACAATTCCATAAAGTTTAAAAATACCAGAATCAATATTTCCTGCTTCCATAAAAAATCTAACTCCTGTGACAGCAGTTGTACTTAAATAATTGAAAGCATTAATACCATGTACAATATTATCTGAACCATCTATCATAGCAAAATCGCCTTTAAATAAAGTATTAAAAGTTGTATTTGATGGATTGCATAAATAAAAATTTGCACAAAGACTATCTTCATTATCACTTCCTATATTTAAACCAAGAACTATATCTGCAAAAGTATTAGTTCCACCTGTACTAAGTTCTGTTGTTCTATCATTTCTAAATCCTATACCTGAATATTTATAATTACTTCCTGAATCAACAGCTTGTGAGCCACCTGTTCCTGTAAAAAATCTCATTCTAAAATTACTACTAGAAGCTATGTGCATATTAGTAATGCTTAATAAATAATTATTGTATGTGCTATCAATATTTGAAGTTATATCTACTTGTGCAACTCCACTAGATACTGTTGTTGTTGATAATAAAACATGACTTCCACCAGTAGGTTCAGCAAAAGTATTATCTCCTCTTAAAAAAGTTGTAGCATCTTTAGTTCCTGTTGCAGTTAGTTTAGCAAGTGAAACAGAACTGTCTTGAAGTTTAGCAGTAGAAACTGTATTGTCTGATGGTGTTCCTATATCTAAAGTATTTCCAAGAACAATTACAAAGTCAATAACATCTCCGGTTGCTAAATTTGAAGCGAATGTCAAAGTAGAGCCTGACACAGAAAATGAATCTGTTGGTGCTTGTAAAATACCATTAAGTGAAACTAAAAATTGATTGACATTATCGTAATTTGTAAAAGCTGATCCACCATTATTCATAGTGTATGCAGCTTGACCATTAACTACACTAATAGCATCTAGTTTTACAAAGTTTCCTATTACTGGTGTCTTACCTATGTATGCCATTATTCTACTAGCTCCCAAGTTTGATTTGTTTCATTCCAAGTATATCTATTCTCATCATCTGGTTTAGCAACTGGTGCTTCCCATAAACAAGTTGTTTCGTTTAATACCCAACTATTATAAGATTTAGGTGGTATGAAAGCATCTCTAGTTTGGTCATATTTAAAACCAATACCAGCATAATTTTTTCTAAAAGGTGTTCCATCTAACCTGTGAACTCCTCCATGAGTATTGTAAGAAGTTTGTTTCCAAACATCTCTTGATCCATAAAGCTTATTTAAAAAATCTACACCAGCTTGTTCAGTTGTTGCAACATCATTTGATACCACAACTACTTTTTCAATTATATTTCCTGTACCTAATTTTGCAAAATGTGCCATTATCCTGTGTAACTCCCACTTCCATTAAAAACTAAAATTGTATCCGAACCATCTGTTGTAACAGTTGGAGAACCAGTTGTTGTACCAGAATAATTTGCTGTTGCCATTCTTAAAATAACAACACCACTACCACCAGTACCACCTGTAGAATTATCATCTGTTGAACCTGCACCACCACCTGTGTTAGCAGTACCTGAACCACCAGTAGCACTGTTTGTTCCATTTCCTCCACCACCAGAACCACCAGAACCTGGAGAATTTGCACCTCCACCTCCGCCACCACCTCTTGTTACAGCTGAACCTGTGATTGATGATGATAAACCATTACCACCATTACCTGCAGAATTAGATCCTGGAGCATTTGTTCCTACAGCACCAGCACCTCCGCCTCCGCCTCCAGCAGAAACTTGTGCAGTTCCACCATCAGAACCTTGATTAGCTGTTCCACTTCCATTATTAGCATTAGCTCCATTTGCACCACCAGCACCAGCACCAGAACCTCCATTTCCACCATTATAACTATCGCCTGAACCCAACTGACCACCTCCGCCTGCAGAAGTTATACTTACACCTGTTCCTATAACAGAACTGTCTACACCTGTACCAGCTGCAGCATTTCCATCAGCAGATGGAGCACCACCTCCACCAACTGTAACTGTATAGGTTGCACCTACAGTCATACTTGCAGAAGTCTCTGAAGCTGAATTGCCACCAGAAGCTTCTGAACTATAAGAATTTCTATAACCTCCAGCACCTGCTCCAGCACCTCCGTAGGCACTACCTCCGGTAGTTGTAATACCTCCACCACCTCCAGCAATAACTAAAAAATCTACTGAATAAGGTGGTGGAGTTTCTAAAGTGACATCATCATCAACACTTGGAATCCAACCTTGTGTTGCACCAGAATAAACTATTTTTACCGATTGACCATCAGTATTATATATTGGATTAGGTGATGTATTTCCTTGAAAGTTTAAACTGTTTTGATTTAAGGTAACTGCATTAGTTCCCCATTTTCTTGAGTAATCTGAAAATTCTATTGTGTCTCCAGCATTAGCTGATGCTGGAAGTGTAACTGTAACTGCACCACTTGTAGTATTAATCCAATAACCTCTACCAGCTTCTGCTGTAAAAGATGAAGTTTTAATACCAGTATCCCATTTTAAATCTACTGTTTGAGTTGCTGCAGGAAAGTTTCCAATAAAAGGCATTAATTATTTTCTCCTATGTGCTTATTGCGTCTACTGTTGATACCCAAACATCTAAAGATGAAGCTGTATCTGATATTACTTTTAAAGCATCACCAGATTGAACTACAAACTTTGCTCCACCATCTAATACTTGTAATGATGAACCTGCAGGAATAGGTGCATCTTTAACAAGATAGATGTCGTTAGAACCATCATTAATATATACAGATGCTACAACACTAGATGTTGTTACATTTGAAACTGATATACCAACTACTGTATCATAACTGTCTGCTGTAAATAAAGTAGCAGCTCCAGTTCCTACATCATTGCTTGTGTATCTTCTAAAGTTTTGTGCCATATTTTCTCCTTATAAAGCTATTGCCATTGCAATGCTAAATCCATTTGTAGCTTTAGCATCTAATTGTGTTTGTATAGCAGAAGTTACGCCATTTACATAGCTTAATTCTGTATTATCTACATCACCATTTCCAATTTTAGTTGCAGCTATAGAATTAACTGCAAGTGTAATTGTACCACTAGATGTAATTGGTGAGTTTGCTACTGTAAATTCTGATGAACCTGCATCAGCCACTCCAACAGAGGTAACTGTACCTACATTAGCAGGTGTAATTTGTGAGTAAGTAATATTACTGACACCGATTGTAGCACTAG